TCCCACCAGCCTTCCAGTTGTGCAGGAGGAAATAGCGTAGTGTTCTCAAAAGCTGGGAACTGGTTACGAAAATTCACATCATCATAAACTGGAGTAGTGGAAGCCATTATCTTTTAGATACCTTTGGTGCTTCTTCTTCAGAAGCATAATCAGAATCAGTCATTGGAGCTGATTCATCTTTTAAATTCATACTAGACGCAACTTTTTCAGTATCTGCTTTTTTAATGCTAATACTAACAAAACCGTCTTTTTCGTGTTGAACAAACACAGGGTTTTTTCTTAATTCATCAATATCATGATCTGTAACTTCAGTCATAACACCTAATGGAGTAATCAATCTATCATTAGCAACACCAGTTCCACCTTTAATAAAAACTGAATGTGATTCTACTGGCATGTTACCGCCACCAGGTATCCAGTTAGTATAACTTTGATCGTTTGCAAGTGTTGAATAAACGTAATTTTTAGCCATTTTTAGTCCTTAATAGATAAATAGAAAGCGTGGCATTTTAACCACGCAATCTATTATACTTAATTTTAGATGCCTGAGTATCTAACAACTGCATATGGACGTTTTAACATTACACCAGCAGTAGCATTAGTGTAATCTTCAATATACGCCTTAGCTTGTCTTTCAACACCTAATGCTTGGAACTTAGCAGGAACAACTTGCACCCAAGTACGGCTGTCATCACTTGCGCCATCTTCTACATGTTCAGCATATAGATAGAATACGTTTGCACCACCGTTAGCAGCGTTCAACTGTGGAGCTGAAACAACACGCATTTTTGGGTAAGTATCTTCAATCCATTTACGAACAGAAATACCAAAATCAGAAACAACTGATAAATATTGGTAACAAGCTGTTGGCAATGCTAAAGTCAACTCAACATCTTCAGGATTAATAGTATCTTGTGATTGAGTTTGCAATTTAGCAGCTGCAGTTCGAATATCAGCAACGATATTTAAAAATGATTTAGTTGACCAAGTAGTAGTTGAACCAGTACCAGATGCAGCAACAGTAACGTATGATGGCAATGCTGGATCGTTCAAGAAACCATAAGTTAAGTTGTTACCACTGTTGAAACCGTAGAAACCAATCAAGTTACGTTGAATTTCTAAAGCCAAAGCAGCAGAACTACGTTTTTCAGCAGCAGTAGATACTCTGATACGAGCAGCTCTTGCTTCTTCTAACATGCCAACTTTGATACCTTTTTCAAAACGTACAATACTTCTTCTGATGAAGTTAGTATTCCAAGAAGCCAAAGGAACATTTGTGTAATCGCCATAAGGAACAGCGTTACCAATTGGCTCTAATAATCCTTGTACGATTTCTTCATCTTCCCAAGAACCGCTTGTAGTAATACCAACCAACTCGTCAATTTTACGAGCAGCAGTAATTACTTTAACAAAGCCAGGTAACCAGTTTTGTAAAAACTGAACAGGAGTTGTCATAGATGGTGATGTAACATCACCTTGCTGATCATCCATTGCAAAAGCAGCCATTTTATTAACGGCTTTAGCTGGAAAATTAATACCTAAGTCTTGTAGCGCTGCGTAATCCGCAACATCGCTTGCAGACATTTGTACAGACGCAACATCTCGTGCTGCCAAATGACTACGTTCTAGTAATTTGCTCATTATGAAATATCCTTAAATTATTGAGTGATGCGAATTGCAGTTAAACCAGTTGCGGCTGTTGGATAGTTCCAAACTACGCAATTAGGAATAAATGTATTTCCAGCAGTTACAGTGCCACCAGGTACAACAGCTGAAAGAACACCAGTTGTATTGTTATACTGAACTAGATCGCCAATATTAGCTGCTCCAACTATGTTTACTACAATAGTACCCATAGTTAAAAATTCACCTTGTGAATAAGGAGCTAATGCCATAGATGGATCTAATGCACCTGAACTGCTATAGCCGTCTAAAGCATATACTTTTGGATTGACCAAAATACCAGCAAATACAGAAGTTCCAGCTACAATAGTACCGCCCATAGTAGCTACGTTAGTGCTATTTGATTTAGTAAAAGCTAAACCAATAGTACCACCGGCACTACCTAAAGTTAAAGAATCCACACGTTGTGGTCCATCGACGATTAATTCACCTGGGATACCAAAACCCAGACTAGTATTAATTGTTGATTGAAAAGTTGCAGCAGCCATAATTATTTACCTTTTAAATAGCGTTGAACGAAATTGCCTTTTTTAGCTGTTGCCATATCCATAGCAGCAGTTTTGGAAGCGCCTTTACCGAGCAAATAAGCTTCAAGGAATTGTACTCTTGATTCCTTTTCTACTTCTAAGCCAAGTTTTTTACAGCCATATTTAGCCAATTGATCCATATCCATATCGGAATGGTCAAATGCGCCAACCTGAGCAGACAATTTTTCATAAAGTTTAGATTTTTTAGCGATATTTTTTTGAATAAGTTTAGCTATTACAGCTTCATCCATACCCATTTTATCGTCAGCTTTCTTTTCTTCTTCAGGATCTTCATCCTTAACCATATTTACATCATCTTCTTTTTCTTCATCGTCATCATAGACGGTGTCATCTTTTTCTTCATCTTCATCTGGCATTTCTTCAGATTGTTTGCCGGTTAATTCTTGAATTTTAGCCAATTTAGGCATGACTTCTTCAAGGAACTTATGCACCTCTTCAAGTGTCATACTTGATTTTTCAGCTTCTTTATTTTCTTCAGCCATTTTTTGAAACTCCTTTGAGTCTATAGTAAAAGTTAAGTGATCTAAAACCGCTACATCTGGCCCCATACGTCCATTTTCGACTAAGGCTAAATGGTTGCCTCGTATATCCCTTTGCACATATTGATATTCTTGCCCGTTATAAACACCAGGTGAATATTCATATCTGCATCGGTATCCACACGACAATTCTTTTTTTCCATTAGCAATAAGATTTGCCATTGCTTCCGAAAATACCTTGATGTTCCCTCTCAATGTTGTGCCGTCAAAATAAACATCCTGACCGATAACTCCTTGTACACCTTTTTGCTCAGATGGTGTAAGTCCAGCATCTTCACTTCCTAACATTACATGGTCATCTATCCAAGGTATTAGCTTAAATGAGTCTATGCAGTCTTGTGAAGATAGTTCCGATTCTGACCTATATACACTATAAAGATGATCTTGTATACACTCAGATGATATTGAACGCCCCATATAGGGGTAAACACCTACAACTGACAATGGATTATCTTTAATCTCATACCAACCATTGGTGTCATATTCTCTTTTGTCCATTGCTGATGATTCAGAAATAACATCTATTTGATCTTCAATTTTATGAAATAAAGGTTCTGGAGCATCATCTATAGTTGCCCATACAAACGCATCATGTTCATCATTTAATACTGGATCAAAACGACCATCATTACAGCAAAATAAACTAATGTTACCTTCTTCATAAATTAAATTAATACCAGAAGCAGGAACGTGACATATTTCTTCTTTTGATTCACGGATTGCACCTTCAATTGGCGACTCTCCTTCTTCTACATGTCCACCTGGGAATCCCCATGAATTGTCTTTAGTTCTTCTCACCCAAAGAATTTTTTCATCATCTGTGTAGACAACAAAAGCAACTACTGGATTTTCTTCTTCATCAATTACATTAGATTTTCGAGCATTTACATAAGCAGCTGCCATTGCTTGTTTAGGATCATGACCAGCTGCAATCATTTCCTTAATGTTTTCTTGAATAATGGCTTTGCTTGATCCTTCTTTTAATGGCATTAGATAACCCTCCCTGCTTGAACTGGAACATTGGTTACATTAAGGAGAACAGTAGCTTCTCTTGTATTTCCTTCAGAAGTTACAAATAATGCTCTAATAGTATAAAGCTGATTAACTTGTGGTGTAGGGATAACTCCACCAGATATTTGGACAGATATAACCTTACCTATAGCAGCTGAATATCCATCAGAAAAAGTAACTGGAACAGCGTTAATAGCTTGACCAGAAAAAACTAATCCAACTTGATCTGCTAGAATAGAAGTAATTGAAGTAATTGTTTCAAGTACATCTAATATATTAGTGCAATCAATATCATAAAATATTGACTCAGAAGTTCTTTTTTCTAACACATAGCTATTCATATAACCGCCAATAATTTAATCTTAAAGAAATTTTCCAATCAGTTAATCTTTGAGCTATATGTAAGTAATCCAATCTTGGAGAAACATGCCATACATCATCAGAAGCTCTAAAAATTGGCTTGACATTATAAACATCTACAGCATTACCATTTTCTATAACTAGAAGGATAACATAAGTTGTTTCAGATTGTTCATCTATTGCATTACCAGCTTCATTTATTTGTACGGCAGCTGTTAATAATTCAGATTGTAAATCCTGTGCATTTGCTAACTCAGTAACAGATACTGATGCTCTCATGTTTTGTGAAACAATACTTTGAGCATTTCCAGCTTCTGAAATATTTAAAGCTGCCCTCATTGCTTCAGATACAGTATCAGAAGCCAATCCAGACTCTACAATCGCAGCTAATGCTGACATTGTGTTTGACTGTGTACTTTGAGCGTTACCTAATTCAACGATAGATAAAGAAGATCTCATATTTTCTGAAACAACATCTAATGCTGACATTGATTCAGTAATATTAACTGGAGCAGTCATATTTTCAGATTGTGTAGCAACTGCATTTCCTGATTCAACAATAGATGCTGCTGCGTTCATATTTTCTGAGATAGTGTCAATTGCTACTCCAGATTCAGCAATATTCACACTATCAATAGTATTTTCAGATTGTGTTGCTGTGGCACTTCCAGCTTCTGTAATTGATCCTTGAGCAGTCATTGCTTCTGAAACAACATCAATTGCTACACCTGTTTCTATAATAGAAATAGATGCTGTCATGTTTTCAGATTGTACATCTACAGCAGATGCCGATTCTAATATAGAAACAGGTGCTGACATTGTATTTGATTGTGTATTTGTAGCTGTGCCAGTTTCTGTAATTAAAACTCCTGCATACATAGTTTCAGATATAATATCTGTAGATGTTGTTGTTTCTGAAATAGATGCTGTAGCCCTCATACTTTCAGACTGTACATCTGTAGCTAAACCAGATTCACTTATTGCAATGGTAGCCATCATTGATTCTGAAACTGTGTCTACGCCATTTGCGTTTTCTATTATAGAAACGCCAGCAGACATTGTATTTGATTGTGTATTTGTAGCATTTCCAGCTTCTGTAATTGAAGCTGTAGCACTCATGTTTTCAGATACAATATCGACTGCATTACCTGTTTCTGATATTGAAACAGTTGCCGACATGGTGTTTGATTGTGTAGCTATAGCTATACTAGTTTCAGCAATAATTACGGGCGCTGATAACGTTTCAGATACTACATTTGTAGCACTTGCAGATTCAGTTATTGCTCTTGCAGCAGTAGTATTTTCAGATTGTGTTGATTGTGCATTACCTGTTTCAATAATAGAAACCGTAAATATTGTTGCCCCAGATAATGAAGCTAATGGAACTCCTGCAAAAGATGCTAATCCAAACATTTATTTCCAAACTTCATTAGGTTTTACAGGCCATACTAAGTCGCCAGCCGTAGGATATACCGCAATTTGTCGCACTAAATTACGATAAGCTATAAATTCACTTTGGTTATCAAGGTAAGGGCTATTAATAGGATCAGCAACATCAGCAATAGTTGTCCAATCAGTTTCTGATAACAAGCTAGATGCAGTGGCTTTGTTTTCTTCCGCAGTTGGAGGTATTGGTGGAGGAGGTGGTATTGGAGTATTTGCTATAGTCCAAGCTTCCATAGCATTATTTGCCCATTTAGGAAGCACAGTTATATCTTGATTAGGTATATTAGGATCATTATATTCTACCCATCCAGCGCTATCTCTCCATTGTAGCGCATGAACATCTGCTGGCGTTCCTTCCCAAACTAAGTCTGTATAAACAACATCATTTTCATAAACAGCCCCATCAGAAACAATTATTGTTAATTTCATAAATTACCTAATAAGTTTTTATTTGTTGCATGAAGTAATAATTGATTATTTGCGCTCACCATTTCATTTCTAAACGACTCTATAGCTGCACCAGTTTCTCGATTTACTTTGCTGTTTTCTATCATTAAAACGGGAGTCCAGCACATAGCACAATCAGAACTGTTAATAGTTTCTCCAGTTTGTGGGTGCATACCCTGTACAGTTACCCAAAAACGACACGAAACAAGCTCGCCATCTACAATAGAGCCATCTTCAACACAAGGCTTGCCGCCCATCATTGGGCATATTATTTTTGCATCTTTTGCCATTAATTTTTACTCGCTATAATAAAATCATAGTATTTAACCGCTAAGTTGATAGCATTACCTGTAAAACTTGCTGCACCATGACTATGCGAACCACCGCCGCCTGTTTCGCCTGTTGACGGTGAAGACGCATTAGTGGCTGATGCTGAATATTGCGGTAAACCGCCTCCTCCAAGAACTTGATAGCCCGTCACCACATGGCTATGACTAGGTATATCCGCAGTTGCTAAAGTGTATGCAGCAGATGCCCCATTCGTACCTGTAACCGCTTGACTAGCAAATGCGGTGGTAAATCCAACAGAACCTCCACTTGATGCAGTTCCTGTCACAAATCGACAAGCGCTATTATTTATTGCAGCCGTGGTGTCTTTAGTCCAACCTGTAGGTGCGGCAGTTTGTTGGAATGACATTCTTGTTCCAGATGGAAGGTATTGCCATGCTCCATTAAACTGAGTAGCTGTAATTTGTCCTGATGCAGAAATTGATCCATCAGTTTTAAACTGTAAAGCGGAGTATTGAATGGTACCTGCATTATTTATAGCTTGTATATATAAAGTATCTGGATCTGCTACTGCGTTTTTTAATGTTACAGCGCCAGTTGAGCCTGAGTTGGGTGATGTTCCTATAACCCTACCGTTAGCTGTGATATTGGATGAAGCTGTTACTGTAGTAAACTCCCCACTGTTAGCGGTAGTTGCGCCGACTGTTCCATTAATATTTATAGAAGCCGTGCCAGTTAAATTTGTTACCGTTCCTGAAGATGGAGTACCCAATGCTCCACCGACAGTTACATAAGAACCAGCAGCTTGTTTTCCATTAAAAGTATTCCAATCTGTTGATGATAAATACCCACTTGTAGTAGTGTTTGCAACTCCCATGCCAGTAAGCATTTGAGCAGCAGTAGCTACAGAGTGTGCAGAAATACCGTTACCATATAAAACACCAGTTAATGTTCCAGCTACTCCTGTTCCACCGTTAGTTGCAGTTAATGCTCCTGATACGTTAGTATTTGCAGTTCCTAATGCTAAGTTACCAAATGCAGGAGCAGAAGCACCAGCAGATATTAAAGCATTTCCGGACGTTCCAGCAGCGGTATAAGCATGGGCTGTACCCGTACCATAACCAGCTCCACCAGCAGTAGGTGTTGCTGTTGAGTTAGTTCCTCCGTTAGCTATTGGTAAAGTTCCTGTAACCCCAGTTGTTAATGGTAATCCTGTACAACTTGTCAAAGTACCAGATGTAGGAGTACCCAATATAGGGGTAACTAATGTAGGAGAAGTTGCAAAAACATTAAGACCTGTTCCAGTTTCATCGGTTAATGCGGAGAACAAATTAGCACTAGAAGGTGTTGCAAGAAAAGTTGCTATATTTGCAGCAAGACCACTAACTCCAGTTGAAATTGGCAATCCTGTTACATTTGTAGCAATAAAAGCAGCTGGAGTTCCAAGTCCTATAGCATTACCAGAAGCATCTAGCCAAACACCTTTTTCAGCAGGGTAAGTTACAAATACATCTTTAGTTCCAGCTGGAAATACAACAGACGCTCCAGCATTTGAAGAATCTAAAGGTGTTGCTGCTCTAGTAAGTGTGGTTGTTGCTAAAGTATAAGTACCTATACCAACTTCCCAGTTTGCTCCAGTTTGATCTGCTATACAGTAATAAGTAGTATTTCCGTTACCTACTCCAGCAAGAGATTGATAACCTGAAACAGCTCCTAAAAGTATGGCACTAGCCGTTGTGCCTGCAACAATAGTAGTTTCTCTAGCACGGTCAAGTAATACTAATGCCATATTTTATTACTCCTTTTTATTTGATTATCGGAGTTGCTTTTAGTTCAGATTGTTGAAAATAACGTTGCTGTTCAGACTTATCACTATCAGTGTAGCCAACAAGAACATTTACGTCACCAGTATTGGGATCAAAACCAAAACCAAGAACAGTTCCTGAAATCGGAGCTGGAAGAATTTGAGTTACTGCTTCACCTTGTACAAAATTTGCCATGATTAAAAATCCTATAAACTTAGAGAATATGATACTTGAACTACGTTAGCTGCGTTTACAGGCTGATCACCAGCAGTAAATAAACCAGCAGATAATAAAGTTCCAGCAGTTGACATTAAAGTAGCAACAGCACCAGTACCGTAAGTAATAAAAGCACCTTTTAAAGTACCAGCACCTGTCATAGTAAATGATGTTGGTGTTGATAATGCAATAGCGCCAGCTGCAGCAGTTCCAAAAGCAGGTGCAATTCTAGCTGCAAAAGTAGGAGCATTTGTAGATCCAGCTTCTGTCCAACCAGTATGTGATGCCATTGTATCAGCAGCGACTGGGGCAGACACATAAGATACTGAAGAAATCAATCCCATGTATGGGCCAACAACTGTATACGCAGATCCAGTTAATGCAGCTTGAAGCATTAAGTTTTTACCTAATGTACAAACAACATTTTCAATTTTATCTTCCCACAACAATGGGCCACCTTCATATTCAAAACATTTGAAAGTATAAACGCCTTTCGCATTAGCTTCTTCCCCAAGTACAGCAGAAGATGCTACACTTATTGTTGTGCCATCTAAGGCATTTAATTTATCTTTCATTATTCGTCTTCCTCATCAAAATTAATTACAGGTTTTAAAATACATCGGCAATTGTGTATAATGTAACCTTTAGAACTATACCAGTTCTTTTTAGTTTCAAGGTTATACACATGGTCAGAAAATTCACTTATGATTTTATTGTCAACTCTCTCAAATGTTTCAATGATACCACCGGATTGATTGAAGTTGCTAAAATTCTTAAAGTTAATCCCGATAACCTCTCCAAGGCTATCCGCACTTATGGTTTTATTGTTCCCAAAATCAAACGCTCTAGTCATCAACGTAAAAATTTGCCTACAGATCAAATTGTTATCGCCTATGAAAATGGACTTAGCGAACTTGAGATCTCTAAACAATTCAATGTTTCTCGCACTGCTATCAGAAAAAGATTGCTCGAATCTGGTTGCAATATACGAAACCAAAGCCAAGCAAATATTGTTAGCATGAGCTTCATGACTTTTGAACAAAGACAAAACAGAGCCAAAGCTGCTAATAAATCCATCAGAGATTCCAAGCGAACTCATCAAGAACTTATCAAAAGATCCATCACTAAAGCTTCCAACTTCCATCATCAATGGATCGGGGCAGGTGAGGATGAATTCGCAAAAGCACTTACTGAACTCGGCATCATATTCACTCGGCAAACTTCCTGTGATGTCTATAATATCGATTTCACTATCGGTAATGTCGCTGTGGAACTCAAGTCCGGTGTTACTGGCTCTAATCATGTCTACTCCGAACAAAGAAATGGCAGAATCAAAAAGCTCTCCGATAGTGGTTATATCGTTTGTTATATTGCTTTCGATAATGTTACCGCTTTGTTGTCTAGCCTTGACTATATAATCTCCAATCTCAACATCCTTACATGCGATCCAACCTCTATTAGTAAGTATTGGATGATTAGGTGTAGATTCAATAGCTTCACCATTTTCCGTAATGAGCTTGGTCAATACGCCAGTAAATCTGTGCCTATAAAGCTTATTCAAACCATTAAAGGATTCGACATTTGAATTTGCTGGTAAACAATTTGGAAGATCCGCTGGCAATCCGTATATCTTACTCCCATACATATCGCCAATATAAGGTGGATCATTCAAATCATACTCTTTACCATCCATTTCAACATGCAATGGTCGTTTTGTTTTACCACCACCTGAATGTATCCATATAAATTTTTTTACACCGTAAGCTTTTAGTCTTGTAGTATTTACAGATTGATAAGCTTTTCGAGTTTGATCAAGCGCAGTGTTTCTGGCTCTTTTAATATTGCCTTTATACTTTGTTTTTAGAAAAGGCACAAGATCATACATACCTTGTCCTGTCGTTATACTTCTCATGACCGCACCTTGTACTTCTGCAAGCGCACGTTGAGGTATAAGTTTGATTAAATTAGCTGCTTCTTCCGTACTTGCTTTAATAACTTCTTTAAGTATGGTATTGCTGTATGTTTTGTCGATACTGATAGCATCAGCTAATTCTTTAAGTGAATAATTAAGCGTAACCTTTGATATTTTAACAGTACGCTCAATCATCCTATCAGTTGATGTTTCTGCTACTTTATCAAAACGTTTTTGCCATTTTTTAAGCAAAGCATTAATTGTTATACGCATTTGACTGCTAATTGACATATCCATAGCAGTTTCGTAACCACATTCTTTAAATGTTCGGTTAAGTTCCCTAATAATGTCTTTATACATTAAAGTGATCAACCGTGTCGTAGGTTTGGCGTAATCAACACCAATACCTACGTTTGGACGTAATGCTTTGCCAATCATTCTGCTATTTCATTGTCATCGTTAGACTCAAGATCTTCAATACCTTCATCAGCCAATCCCATTTCGTTATAACCGCTGGATTTATCAGTAGCTACACGTTGCCTATCTTCTTCACTGGAAATAATACCAGCTTCAATAAGTATAGCAGCTGTTTGTGCTTTAACAAGATTAGTATTTGCCAATGCTTGTGTTGTTGGCGTATCTAATGGCAACCAGTTCAATGTTGTTTCAAGACTTGCTTTAATTTTAGGTTCGACATAAGACTTAATCACCAACATATGATGACGTTCAGCCAATGGCGTAAGATCATGGTATTGTATTGACTCCAATAATTCATGATATGAAGCTTCTTCATAATCACCTGATGCTCCAAAACCTTTTGGGGACGTACCTAATAACTTGGTAGCAGGTACACCGGCAATTGCAGACACCAATTGATATTGAGTCATGATCAACGCATCAAAATCAGATAGGGAAGTATCAAACTGATTAAAATCATCTCCTTCCTTGTCACCCATTTTAATACCGTAATTATCACGATATTGCGCCCATTGTTGGAGTCTATCAGCAGCTGCTGTACTGTCCGACATCACCGCTTCCATATCTGTTAGCCAGATAGTAGTGCGTTTTGACATCGCCAACTGTGGTGCTTCATTAGAAGTACGTTCAGCAGCATAAATACGTTCCATAATTTGCTGTGTTAAAGGTATCCCACCATAGATATATTGTGGTTTTAGAACATCTACGGGTTCTGCATGTTTAAATATTATCAAGTGGGATCTGTGTATCTTTTTGCCATTGATTAACCACCATGTTGGTTCATAAAAGTGCATGGTGTCCGGTTGGCTGGCAGATGGGCCATCAAGCATTGGTGCTGTCCAGTATGGATCAACTTGGATCATACCTTTGTAGCTTCCTGCCGTTACGCCATCAATATTAAATGGCTTTTCATAATATAAGGGATCTGTAGACATGATTTTAAACATACAAATGCGTATACCAAATATGCGACCTTTGCGGATAAACTCACGCATATTAAAATCCAACCGCATTGCTTTATCATAATGTTTCATTATTTTTAAAGCATCTGGATCTAGTTCACCACCATCTACTGTGACTATGTTATAGCCTTTTCTTATTGCATCATCACCTGGCATTGCACAGGCTTTATTAACCAACCAATTCTGTGCAAGTATTCCGCATAATTGTGCGCCTATAAATCCTTGGTTGGCGTACCAGTACATTAATTGGTCGCTCATATTAGATTGACCAGCAGAATACATTTTAAAAGCAGGATAACCATTATCTGAGTTATCCATCGCACCTTCATTATGCAGTAGGGCAGGTTGCTCTCGATAAATGTTTGATAACACATCATGCACAGTGTGCATAGACGGTTCATTGTCATTATGCGTACTAAAAAGACTTTTTTTCTTTTTAGGAGCTGGTGCAGATTCTGTAGGTTGTTTTTTAAACCAGTTAAACATAATTTTTATCCAAAAAATGAACGTTTCTTCATGTCGCTTGATAGATTTGCCATAATGAAAGCATCTGCGATGTTTGGGGAGTTTATACCACGTTTTGCTAAATCTTTCTTAGATTCTACTTTAATACGCCCATTATTATCATAATCTTGTAATGGTGTACACAATTCATCGACTAAAACAGTAAGATTAGGCATTTTTGAATCAATAAATATCATTTCATCATCACTAAATTCCTGTCCATTGTTAATAGCATTAAACGTATTCCTAAACCTATCTGCCACCAAATACCATGCTTGTGCTTTTATGTTAGAAAAATAGTCCTTATTCTTAATCCCAGACCGATTATATTGATGTTCTGGTTTGGCAACCTTTCCACCTGCAAAAAACTTCTGATGTTCTAGCTTTAATTTGCTTCCATTGTTCAATTCATTAAACTTTGCCCCAGATGTAGCCCCAACACCAATAGCATCGTAAATAATCAAACTATTTTCTATTCTTGCTCTATTCCATACCCTTGTACACGATTTCAGCAATTGATCATCTTTACTGTGCCATATATCAGACCATAAATTTACCGATCCATAGGCTTCCACCATAGCGCAATCATCTTCACCTGAGTCTGCTACGTCAAATCCTATTCTGCGTGTACCTAGTGGCTCAATTCCAAGCTTAATATGCCCATCAATGGCACTCATAACATGTGATCGTTTAATAATAGCCGATTCATCATCATCTTTTGGCTGACCTAGATACACATGATCAAAATCATCATCAAATTCCTTTGCATCATTGATAACCTTCAGCATGGTAGAGGAGAGGTACGGATTATCAGGATAATTAACCTGTCGCACCAAACAATCGGTGGGTGGATTCACCACAAATTTCTTGTAAACAAAATCAGTCGCTAGTCTAGGATTGAACACAATAAATATCTTGGAGTTCTCTGCACGAATTGTCGGCATGATAACTCGCCATTGTTCCTCAGTTAATCCTTCCGCTTCCTCGATCCACAAAACCTCCACACCGGTCATACCTTTAATCTCATTTAGGTTTCTATTGATCCCCAAGAAAGTGAAGTTAGATCCTGTCGTCTTATGGCGTATCTCATTCGCCAGCACTACAAATTCATCCTGCAATCCAGCTATGTCTATACATTCAATAATGGTTGACATAACCGAGTCGGACAATCTGTTTTGAAATTGCCGTACACATAGAAACTTAACCGTGTAATTAGCTGCCATGTACACGCAGAACCCAGCCGTATGATAAGTTTTACCCGATGCACGACCGCCATGCAACACATAGTACCGATAGTCAGGATTTTCATAAAACCCTTCAAGATTAGGGTTAAGAATCGGTTTTGACATCTAATACTCCATCTGATAACCCAATACCATAAAAATCTGCTAATGTTTTCTTTCCAACTATGTCGCCAGTTTTAGTTAATCTATCCACTGTCTGTTTATTGATATTCAACAAATTCAATGAAGGTGCAGCTGCTTCATTAGCTGTCTTAGTGATGGCGCTGATGATCGCCAACATTTGTGCGTCACCTCCCTTATCAAGCATTTCCTCTGTCATTTCATTCGCCAATGTTGATAACTTACGGAAATTGATAGCACCTTGCATTGCACCTTCAGTTAAGCTTTCACTAATAGACATCAAAGCTTTTGCCATGTCCCATGCTTTCTCCTGCACTTTGGGAGGTAGCTTTTGCAATTCATCATTTGCATACTCATGTGCCAATACTATCTTGGCAGCTGCTGTTTCAATAGGGGACTCCTCTACGACACCGGCAAACTTATAATTAATTGCTTGTCGGGTAATTCCATACTCCCTAGCCAAGTCTGCCTTCTTTTCTCCCATGCGTATGCGTGTGTGAATATTAGTCCATTGCAAGGGGGTTAATCGCACCTGAACCTTCTTATATCTGTTATTTTTGTCTTTATCGTGTGGCATATGTAAAGTTTTCAAAATTCTTGTAAAAAAATTATTACAAAATATAACATCAAAACGACAAGAAAGTGTAAAGTTTTTGTAATCGGGTGGGGGAAACTGGGTGTATTTGAGGTGGATTTTGGTGGGTTTATGAGAAATTTGGGCGTATTTGGGCGTATTTGTAAAGTTTTTAGGGAAACGGCTGTGGACTGAGGGGGTGTCCCCCCACATTTTTTTCCAGTAACAGTCATGACCGCCCTAGCCCACGTCTGGCAAGCCCTCGATTTAGCAACCGCCCTAGCCCACGCCTGACGGGGCTTAGGGGGGTGCTGGATTTTAGCCATTTGAGTTCAAGTACGACTACGGGATTTGAATAGACTTATAAGCTATTGATTTTATTATATTATTTTATTATGCAATTATAAAAGGACACAAAATAGGACACATTTTTTATTTTTATTTTTATAATGGCAGTATATCTATTTTTTAGATGTTATTTTGATATGTATATCTGATTATTAGATGATACGTTATAACATTGCGTGTAAAGCTGCAAGGTTAAATTGTTTGAACAATTCAAAACATTTTTAAATTAAGTTAAATAATTCTATTGACTTTTATATATAAAGGTATATACTTTAATCGTAGTTTGATTTTATCCCTTAACCCTTAACAAAAGAGAATTATAAAATGAACAAAGTAGACAAATTATTAAACGACTTATTAAAAGCAAACAAAGCCAATAATAAAAAAGTGATTAATGACTTCAATAATCAAAATAAAAGATTAATTAAATTATTAGCAGAGGTGAACAATGCAAAATTTTAATATTAACTACAAAATCTATATTTTGGCTGGACTTAGTTGTTTATCTTTTATTACCGGCATACGCTTAATATGCGAATTACTTGTAGCACTATCTTAAACCTATAACTAAAAGAGAATTATTATGAAAAATAAAGAATATAACGGTTTTAAAAATTATGCATTTTGGAATATATCGCTTTGGATAAATAACGATTCTGAATTGTATTATCTTGCTATTGAATCAATCAATAAATATAAAAACGTTAAAAGAGCTACAGATTATTTTTTAAATAATCTTAGTTTTAATAATACACCTGATAATGTTTTATGGACTAAAGCAGCAATCTATAACGTTTTAATTAACCTAAAAAAAGAGTCAATCTAATGTTACATATAACTACCCATTCAGATAAACATAAACTTGCCGGTTTTCAATCATTGAACACTAGCACATTAGATAATGAATTTTGTATAAAAATGATGAAAAAACAAGAGTTAAAACAAGATATTAATATTATATGTCAAGAGTGCTATGCCGCTTTGATGCAAAAACGTTATAAAAACTTAGATATTGCTATAACCAAAAACGGCCCGATATTATCTAACGGCCCATTACCAATTAGATTAATACCAGTAATTAATGCAAGGGCCTTTCGTTTTCATTCATTAGGCGAATTAATCAACCTGCAACATTTAGAGAATTATGCAACTATAGCAAGTTATAACCCTAATACATTTTTCACTCTATGGACTAAAAGAAAAGATATTGTGAACGCTTATTTCAAAGCCGGTAATGTTAAGCCGGATAATCTAAGCTTTATTTATAGTAGTTCTGTAATCGGTAAAATTGAAAAATTACCAGTTCATTTTGACAAGGTTTTCACGGCCCATTTTAAAAACACCAAAGAAAACATTAATTGCCATTCTAAATGTATTGATTGCATGGCCTGTTATTCAAAAAACGATATTATTTATATTAATGAGATAAAAAAATGAACTATAAACAAAAACCTGGTAGACCTACAATTAAACCTGAACTAAAAAATAAGCCCTTTATGATTAGCTTGCCAATCTTGCTAATCGATAAATTAAAACTAGAACCTAATAAAAGTAGATTAATTCAAAACTTATTATTAGATTATTTTAAGTTATAACCCTATAACCCTATAACCCCATAACCCATCTTAATTGATGGGTTTTTTTTGCCTTGAATATCCCAAAATATCCATTCTAAGCCATCTTTTCAGATTACCGCTATCCTACTATTGCTTGCTATAAAATCATTCAACTATAACGTTATTTGATAGTTTAAAACTATATAATTTTAACGTGTCAATATACCGCATTATCAATCATCAACTATAAGTCTATAATCTTTACCAGTTTTAAAACCTATTAAGTAATTATTCCAACAAATAGCCATAAACCGCTTAAAACCGTTAAATAAGCTTGTTTTACCGTTTAGCTATATAGTTATATTACTTTAAAGTTTTAACGCCTAGAATCGATTATTTTATTTTTAGACTTTAAAAACTGTTTAAAATCAATGACTTATAAAACCTAGTGTTTTAGTAGGTTATTAATTACCTTATTTCCTACTAGGTTTTTGGGTATTTATTCCTACTATTTTAGTAGGTTTTTATGAAAATCTCATAAAATCCCCTATTTTCCCACCAACCTTCCCACTTACACACCAGCTAACTCTTCCACACGCATTATACGCATTAACCTACAAATTTAACGCCTACGCAACGTTTTCCACAAACCTATACAAACACATCCCCAAGACAATAACTATTCGCTATGACGAGCTTTGCCACCTTCTACCGCTATATTATGTTTCTTTTCAGAACTCAACGTATCATCACGTTTATTTCCGCCTTGTCTTGCAATCGCCACCTTCTCATTATGCGTAAGCACCTTGGCTCTTGCTTGACCACCAAGACTTTGTGGACTAACCTTGCTTTTCTCTTCACTCATATTATTATCCCCATACACACATTAATATTTATACAGCCAGCAAGTAAGCACATGCAAGCTCTTGCAAGCAAGCAAATAAATACCTGCAAGTAAGGTGATTATATGCTAACCATATCTCTAGGGATAGGTTGAACATTAAAATAACTTTTTCTGGCTTCAAGATAAGCATTATGTGCATCTAAAGCAGTTTTAAATCTACCTAAATTTATAGCTTTACCTTTAACTTGTATTTTAGAATAAAAAACATTACCAACTTTCCATACTCCATAATAACCAGATTTGTTATTAGAATATTTAATCATGTTTTGTGCATTTTCATGATGACCAGTTATTAATCTTAAGTTTTCTATTCTATTATCAGTTTTAATCCCATTAATATGATCTACCATATAATTTCTTGGGAAATCTCCTTTGAAATAAGTGTACATTAATCTTTGCAAAGCATAACTATTACCTTTTAATGAAATTTGATAATAACCACTATTACTTAAAGATGGTTTTAATATTTTTCCTGTTTTATTAGATATTATTTGACCATCATTATTGATAGTGACTAATTCTTTTAATTTAGAAACAGATGGTAGTTCTTTGTATATTGGCATGACAATCCTTGAGTAAGATTATGAGCTGAAAGGTTATGTGCCAATGGACGCTCAATCCATTATTCAACCGCTAAGTCTAGGCACACATATATTATAACATGATTTTAAAATTACCCATACTTCACCATGTCTTCACGACATTCTATCGAACACCATCTACCGACAACACCTTTCACACTAACAACAACATCACCACACCATAAACATTTTCCAGATCCATCAATGTGCAGCTCACCATCTTCACAAGCTTCTATAGAAGATCGCAACATCTTCTCATAATATTCATTTGCAACATCTACTTCATCAGCCATTTATACACATACCATTACACCAATTAACATACGCCATCTTAGGTGAATCGCCATAGGCAAACCTATAACTACAATAACATTTCCATAAATTACCTTCACGTTTAATCTTTGGTTTTGTAACTGTCTTCATTTGCTTTAAACCTTTTAACTTTTTTTCGATTCTTGTTACTTGTTTTTAATGCCATTAACTATCACCTAGTATGTACTGGCATATCATTTTCAATATACCTTTTCTCATTACAATCCTTTCCATAACACCACTTCTGCTTCAAACTATACAGCATCATCCAATGGGTGTGTTTGCATATCGCCAATTGTTTAGGTGCGCTAAAAAGATTAATTGGAGGAAATCTCATAACAAATCCTTAAAGATCTCATAATACAACCATTGCACAGCAACATAACCAACAGCCACCCATATCATTATCTCTATCATTTCATTTCCTCTTCAGCTTTCATGTCTTGATAACGCTCCAGCGTATCTATCGCTTCCTGCACATCTTGCTGTTCATCCTTACTTCCCCTAGCTCCTGCACACAACAACTTCTTTATTGCATGTTGTAGGCATGGATCGGTAACTTCAAACAACTCCAACACTCGATACACATCAACCGCATCTAAATGGGTTACCTTCTTAAAATAATGATTATGTTTCATTCACTCAACCCACTCATTCCATAACACAATAATAAAAATAATAACACAAATGGCATAGGGTAAAATCTTTAACGTATCAACCATAACATCAATCCAAACAAACCAATAAAAAACCCTATCACCAAAGCAATAGGCATTAAGTACCATTTAGTCATTTTTCTTTTCATAATTTTCCAATTTTTATCATTTTTAAGATAACTTGTTGATTTTAAAATAAATACTTGTTCGTGGGTCACCATAAAAACACCCTAAATTTATGGTGTCCCCTAATAACTAATTGATTTTTATAACAAATATGCCATTTGGGTCACGTGGGTCACCATTTTTGCCATCGCAGTCTTTTCTATAAGAGAATATATTTTTTTTATTTCTTATTAGCATTTACGTAACTTATACAGTAAAAAATATATATTTCTCTCATGATAACGATTTTACCTATATTACCCTGTCTTGGTGACCCATATAGTATATATAATATAAAAATCAATAACTTACTAGGGGACACCATTGGGTCACCATACCTATTTATGGTGACCCAAATGACCAAGTGGTGACCCCTATTTCATCTAAAAATCTAAAAATCTAAAAATCACACTTTCTGTAAAAATTCTGCACTGCTGAAATGCGTGGGTCACCACTTTCAAAATTTTTCATCCAAACAGTGTGTTTTTCTTTCTTACCCTCATTTTTTGAAATCTTAACTCGGTTAGGAACTTTCTGAAAACCCATTCCTAACAAAATATGTTGAGTCATTTTTGCTGGTGGTAACTGAATGCCATCAGCTTCAAAATCCATTTTTATGCAAGATGCCAGATAAGTTAAATCAATAACATCTTCATTTATAATTTCACAATTAAACTTATCAATCAAATCGTGCATATGCTCAACTTCCACATTTGCCGAATAATTAATCATAGCCGTTCTTGCACTGGTCAATGGCGCACGGCTTTTAGGTTTAAAATCAGCACTAATTTGCCTGTTCATTAAATAACAAGCAATAGCATCTATTCTTCTTCTAGTTTCCAAAAACAAAGTTTCAAAATAATTATCAGCAGCTACCATTCCCCCTAAAACCTTATACAACTGCTCAGTGGATTGAATAGCCCCATAGATAATGCAAAAAGCCCGTTCATCTTCAGTAATAGCCAAAGCATCAGGATGATTAGTAAAAAATAAATAACTAGCAAAATTAGGTACATTCCTATGGTCCTGACCTTTTTCTTCAATTTGCAATTCCTCATTTCGAATATAGTCTTTAATCTTGTTCATCAAAGCATATTTATCATTGCCGGATACATAAATCTCCTCAATGATATTAAGAATAGACCCTGTAGCCCATGCTGAAAAACGACCCAATATGGCTTCAGGTTTAACTTTTTGAACATTACGCCCTAAAATACCCTGCATGACTACACTAAAATAAGATTTACCTGTACCTTGTGCGCCCTGCAATAATAAAGCCCAATGTAAACGCTCACCAGGCTTTTGCACAATATGGGACATCCAGTCCAACATAATAGTCTGTTCACGCTCATTGGCAAAAGTCATACAAACATGTGCCAGAAACAAATCAACTACTTTTTGACCATCAGTATCAGCATCAACATCACCCTGATTCTCTAAACTAGCCAAAGACATAATCTCACTGACCTTATAGGTATTCAACATAGTCTTACCCTGATACTCAAAAAACTCACCTGCAAGCGGAAAGTACATACCATCAACAACAGTTGGCATAGGGTAATTAATACTCATTAACTGTGATGCAGAAACTTCTTCGTCTTTACATTCAATAGTGCCACTGAACTTTTGGTTAAAGGCTTCTCTATTCAAACTATAATTCTTAACTATATTATGAAACTTACAACGTGTTTCAATATAAATCCAATCTTTAGCCCATTCAGGAAAGTCACTAGCTACTAACTCATTAACGGTTTCTTTCTTTTTAGGCATTAACTCCTTTTTAATAGTTGCTTTGCTAACACCAACTTCTTTCCCCCAAGACTCGTAAATTTCTTGAGCAAGTAATTGCCGTTTGCTTTCAGGGAATAAAGTTAAAGCTGTTTTGCTTAACTTCTTACGCAACTTGTCGTAACTATCAACATCAACAACACCATTGCCAACAGAAACAACTTCAATAGTGCCATCAGCGTGTTCAACATCCACAATTTCAGCAGGGTTCATTATTTCTTCAAAATAACCCAACACCTCTTTTTCTTTTAGTTCATTAGCCTTTTTAATAACCGTAGCAAAAGTTAATCGCTTTTTGCCTACACGCTTTTTATCAAATGAACGCCACTTACGATCCATCTTTGTTTCATCAAACCGAGCCGGATCAAGTACAGACCAATCCCACCAAATATTAAAACCTTGCTCACTTCCTTCATACTGATGATACAAAGCCCTGCCAACATTCAACCAATCTTCATACTCAACTATGCCTTCAGCAGTATAAATAGATAAACACTCAGCCACTTGCTCATCAGTAACATCTGACAAAGGTTGGTCATTAACAAATGCTTCTAAATCATAATCCCCTTCAGAAAAAGAATAGCCATCTTCAATTTCTCTGTACTTCTCTATATCAAAATCATTAACATCTAATAACTCACCGTCTTTGCTAAAAGTAAACGCATCATAAACACCCTCAACAGATGCAGATGGCATATACATAGCAAGTTCAGGCTTGAACCCATGAGCATCAAATTTAAACTCTTTAAACTCATCTGCCAAAGCTTTGCAAAAAGGTTCATAATCCTGAGCAGGTATTTCTGAAGCTAAAGGTATAACTATTCGAAAACGTGGAGCATCAACAGTGCTAGAGTAAGTGGAGTAAGCCACCAATGTATAAGGAAGCGTGTGTTCAAGCTCCAACAAAACATCTTCAGCAGTACCCTCATAACTATCAACATCAATAGTAACCAAACTTCTACTGAGCATGTTCTCAGCATTGCGGTAATTGTTTGCAAACGTACCACCTACAAAATAACCATGTTCATCTTTACTTTTACCAACTTTGTGAGTAGTAAACACACTGACCAACTTCTGCCAAGTAGCGGTTCTAAGTGTACACTTAGCACTTGTCTTTTCACCTCTGGATATAGTATATGTTTGCATATTAGCCCCGATGCTCTATGATAGGCATCTCGATAGCCTTCAGTTCTCCGTTAGTTATCTTCTCGATCTGGATAGCCCTATTTGCTGGAATAGTACCTAATTTTATCCATTCCCCTACAGCCTGACGGCTTACACCAAGTCGCAATGCCATCTTCCTTTGATTACCAAAGTGCTTAATAATTAATTCTGTATTCATAGTTGCTTTATTCCCAATGACAATGTAGACTTGACACTCTACTTTATTTTAATAAAAGGCGCAAATAAAAATGACAGCACATGCGAAATTAAGTGCATCTGGTTCTCATACGTGGCTTCTTTGTACTGGTAGCATAAAAGCCCAAGAACCTTACACCAACACTTCTAGTACATTTGCTCAAGAAGGAACTGATGCACATGAGTTAGCTGAATGGTGTTTGAGCAAAGAATTAAACCCTTTTGACTTTGAAGGTAAAAAGTTAGATGGATCAGCTAACATTATTACTAAAGAAATGTGCAGCAATATACAAGTCTATCTTGATTTTATTGCATTAATAAAAGGAAGGGTCGAAATAGAAAAACGAGTAGACTTTTCAGATTATGCGCCTGAAGGTTTTGGTACAGCAGATTGTATAATTTATAACCCTGATGAAAGTTTATTAACTATTGTAGATTTGAAATATGGAAAAGGTATAAAAGTTAATGCTTATGAGAATAGCCAATTAAAACTTTACGCACTTGGAGCGTTATCTGATTATCCGCTTAATTATAAAATCAAAAAAGTTAATATGGTAATTGTGCAACCACGCTTGGATCATATTGATGAGTTTTCTACCACTGTGGACGAGTTATACCGGTGGGGTGAATTTGTTAAACAACAAGCAACAATAGCCTTATCTGATGATGCCCCAAGAACACCAGGTGATGAACAATGCCGATGGTGTAAACATAAACCCCTATGCCCAGAACTATTACAATTAACAACGGATACAATATTAAGTGAGTTTGATAATTGCGATACAACACCCGTAAATAAATTAACCGATGCTCAATTAAAACAAGTATTAACTAATGCGCCCTTAATTAAATCATGGTTATCAGCAGTTGAAGATTATATAAAAGACAAACTAGAAAATGGTGAAGAATTTAAAGGTTTTAAACTGGTAGAAGGTCGTAGTAGTCGTGCATGGACTAATGAAGCATTAGCAGTTACAACTTTAACAAATTTATACACACATGAAGAACTGTTTGAACAATCATTTATATCAGTTCCCAAAGCTGAAAAGTTATTGGGTAAAAAGAATATGGATATTATCAATGATTTGATTATTAAAAAAGCAGGTAAACCAACATTAGTGCCAGCTAATGATAATCGTAGATCAATATCAGTTTCGGCTGATGATTTCGATTAAAATAAATTTGACACTTAGCAAATGTCAATGTAGACTTTACAAGCCAATTAAGGCACAAAACTAAAAGGTAAAATAAAATGTCAAAAATTAAAATAGAAAATGTACGTTTATCATTTCCATCTTTGTTTAAAAAATCTGTATTTGATGGTGTCGAAACAAAGTTTGAAGCAACTTTTTTGTTTAAAAAAGGCTCACCTACTCATAAACAAGTAGAAAAAGCGATTGATGAATATATAGAAGAAAAATTTGAGGGTAAAATCCCTAAAGGTTTAAAAATCACTGCCCTTAAAGATGGTGATGAAAAAGAATATGATGGTTATGAAGGTATGATGGCTCTTAAAGCTGGAAATACCAAAAGATGTATGCTTATTGATGCTGATAAAACGCCTTTAGCTGAAGAAGATGGTCGTTTATACGCTGGTTGTTATGTTAATGCCATATTAGATTTCTGGTATTCAGATCATCCTAAAGGTGGTAAACAAATTCTAGGTAATTTAATTGCCGTACAATTCTATAGAAATGGTGAACCATTCTCCGATGGGGCATCGGCATCTGTTGATGATTTTGAAGATGTGTCTGAGTTCTAAATATTTTTAAACTGATACTTATCAACTAAGCCCCTTAATTGGGGCTTTTTTATCATCACAAGGAGCAACAATGGCAGTATTCATTGATGTGGAATGTTATAAAGACTATTTTCTTTTTTGCGCTAAAAATAGTAAGTCAGGTAAGATTACTAAAATACCTATGCACTCTGATTGCGTTTTAAATAAAACTTTATTGCGTGAAATATTAAAAGTAGAACTTATTAGTTTCAATGGTAATAAGTATGATTTACCAATCATATCAGGAGCGTTAGCAGGATGGGATTGTCAAAAATTACATGATTTATCAAATCAAATAATACTAAGTGATAAACCAACTTATCAGATTTTAAAAGATAAAGATTTAAAAGTAGGTAATTACAATCATATTGACCTTATGGAAGTTGCCATTGGTGTTGCTTCATTAAAGATATACGGTGGAAGATTGCATACTCAAAAGATGCAAGATTTACCTATAGATCCCCAAAGTTCTATCTTACCAGAACAGCGTGAAATATTAGAACTCTATTGCCAAAACGATTTGGAATTGACTGAGCTTCTTTATAACAAGTTATTACCTCAAATAAATCTCCGTAGAGAAATGCAAATAACCTACGGTATGGATTTACGTTCTAAATCTGATGCTCAAATTGCAGAAACAATTATTAAGTCAGAACTCAATGCTATAACTAATGACACTTATAGCCCCACAGATTACGCAGAAGGATTTGTCTTTAATTATAAAGACCCTTTGATTATTTCGTTTAAAAATCCAGAGCTAGTTAATATTTATAATAGTTTGCTTGAACAAGAATTTACTTTGTCAGCTAAAGGCTCTGTGCAGATGCCAACATGGTTGGCTAGACAGAAAATAAAAATAGGCAACACTATTTATAAAATGGGGATTGGTGGTTTACATAGTTGTGAGAAAAGCCAATTAGTAAAAGCATCATCTGCTTATTTAATAAGTGATTTTGATGTGACTTCTTTTTATCCTAGTATTATTTTGCAACAAGAACTGTATCCTGAAAATATGGGTAAGAATTTTTTAACTTTATACCAGTCTATTGTAGACCGAAGAGTGACCGCCAAACGAGATAAAAACACAGTTGAAGCTGATGTACTTAAAATTGTTTTAAATGGTTCATACGGAAAATTTGGAAGCAGATTTAGTGCTTTATATTCACCTGAACTATTGCTACAAACTACTATAACAGGACAATTAAGTTTGCTAATGTTAATTGAATCGTTAGAAGAAAATAATATACAAGTTGTTAGTGCCAATACTGATGGAATTGTAACTAAATATCGAGCAGAAGATAGTGAGTTAGTGCAGAAACTACTTGCTGAATGGACATTAAAAACAACTTACAATCTTGAACAAACAGACTATAGGATAATAGCTTCAAGGGATGTTAATAATTACTTAGCAGTTAAAACTGATGGCAAGACAAAAGGAAAAGGTTGTTTTGCTGATCCGTCATTGTCTAAGAACCCTGATGGTCAAATAATTTATGAAGCAGTCATAGCTAAAATAGCATCAGGTAAACCAATTAGCCAAACTATTAAAAAATGCACTGACATTACCAAATTTGTTACTGTGCGTACAGTTACGGGTGGCGCAATATGGCAGGATGAATATTTAGGAAAAGCCATAAGATTTTATCATACTTCAATACCAGAGTTAAAAGAGATGACTATAACCTATGCTAAAAATGGCAATAAAGTTCCTTTAAGCGTAGGGTGTATGCCACTTATGGATTTGCCAGATACTTTTCCTACTGATATTGATTATGAGTATTACATTATGAAAGCAAATGAATTATTAACAGGAGTTGGTTATGCTTGAACGAGATATAGAAAAAGCATTATGTAAAAAAGTAAAAGAATTAGGAGGGACATGTGAAAAATATACTAGCCCAAGTAGACGTTCTGTACCAGATCGCTTAATTATGCTTCCTGATAAACGTATTATCTTTGTGGAGTGCAAAGCACCAGGTAAAGTTCCAACAATAGCCCAACAAAACGACCATGACCGCAGAAGAGCTATGGGGTTTGATGTACGAGTAATAGACAGTTTGGAGCAAATCAATGCCTTTCCGAACTGATTTACACGAATATCAAAATCGAGCAGTTAATTTTATAAAAGATAAAAAACGTTCATTTCTAATGTTAGAAATGGGATTGGGTAAAACAGTATCTACATTAACGGCTATCAGCGATTTATTAAAAACTAAATCAGTAAAAAAAGTATTAGTAATAGCCCCATTGCGAGTAGCTAATTCTGTGTGGGTTCAAGAATCACGCAAATGGGAACATACTAAACATTTATCTGTAGCTAGAGTATTGGGTGACCAAAATACACGCCTTAAAGTTTTACACTATGACTACGATGTTTATGTCATTAACCGAGAAAACGTCCAATGGTTAGTTAATCATTACGGTAAAAAATGGGCATTTGATATGGTGGTTATTGATGAATCAAGTTCATTTAAAAACCCTGCCAGCCAACGTTTTAAAGCCATGAAGAAAATACTACCTTTTGTTGAGTATATGGTTCTCCTAACTGGTACACCTTCCCCTAATGGGCTATTGGATTTATGGTCGCAATGTTATCTTGTTGATTATGGTAATTCATTAGGTCGCACTATGACTGCATATAAGCAACGCTTTTTTGAGCAAGATTATATGGGATATAGTTTTACCCCAAGAAAAGGCGCACAAGCATCCATTCAAAAACTGATGCAACCTTATAGCTTATCTATGCAAACTACCGACTATTTGGAATTGCCAGATCGAATTAATTTGATAGAAGAAATAACACTAGATAGTAAAAGTTTAGCATCATATAAAGCCTTTGAGCGTGATTTATTTTTAGAATTTGAAGGACATCAAGTAGAAGCAATTAACGCTGCTGTATTAGCTAATAAATTATTGCAATACTGCAATGGTGCAATGTATGTTGATGAATATAAGAATTGGGGAGAAATTCACACGGCAAAACTTGATGCTCTAGCTGAATTAATTGAGCAGAACGATGAAAATATCCTTGTAGCTTATAACTATAGAAGTGATCTTGAACGCTTACAGGCACGTTTTCCAACGGCAGTTCGCTTAGATAAACGTGATGAAACTATCCAATCATGGAATAGAGGTGAGATTAAATTGTTATTAGCCCATCCACAATCAGCAGGGCATGGTATTAATCTCTATGAAGGTGGTTGCATGACTATCTGGTTTTCCTTGTGTTGGTCATTAGAATATTACCAACAATTTAATGCAAGATTACATCGACAAGGGCAAACTAAACCCGTTCGTATTGTACATTTAGTTGTAAAAGACGGCATTGATGGCAGAGTGATGGAAGTTATAAATGCAAAAGATGCCACGCAGAATCGGCTATTGAGCGCATTACGGTAATAAATGTCAATCTAGGGTTGACATGATTGTTTATTGGTTTTAATCTATGCACACATTAACAACAACCAAGAGAGAAATTATGAATAACAAACAAATAGCAGTAATCGTATTAACCGCTTTAACATGCGGATTTATCATTGGCAATACGTTTTCCAACAACGATAAGGCATCTTTGATACACAAAACCAGATCAGGTGCATTTATTATTCAAAAGAATTTAAAGGGAGAGGAGCAAATCTACCAAGTGCTAGAGTTACCTAGCAACATACCATCATTTGTAACTCCAAGAGGTGAGTTCTAATGAAAGGTCAAGTAACATACGACTGCATGGCGGAAGAGTTTGAATATGAGTTTGATGATGACCAAATTGGTATTCAGCTTCAAGTTGATGATCTGGTTGACAACATGCTAACAGATTGTGAAATTGGTGGTACTATGATCGCACAATCTTTTATTGATTATTGCCAAGCATTAATCAATGGAGAAATCATCGACAGCGATGGTTCAGAGTTTTTTCAAATCATAGAACATGCAGTTTATGCACCTAGATTTGAAGATCGCCATGAACCAATCAACCAACTTATTCAAACTGCTATGCACTGGCAGGCTTTGAAAACAGTTACCTCCTTAGGGTAGAAACCACTCGCCCAGCTTATGACTGGGCATTTTTTTGAGGTTTATATGAGAAATTACATAATTACAGCCATAATATTAATGGCGATCAGCAACACCGCTTTTGCAAAAGAACCAACAAGCAAACATTGCCTACAGCTCGGTAGGCAGTATCGCCATGCTGTACGCACAAATAACCCACTTAAGCACAAATTAGCTGAACGGTTGTGGGTGGAGTGTGGAAAATAAACAAATTTTATAGGCAGTGTAACCGCACTCTTTGATATAGAAAGCATGGAAGCAGTTAGGCTACGCTGGAAGCTTGAAATTTTACCAATGCCAATAATTATGTTCTGCCAAATCTATCAGCATAATTAAAGGTGAAGGCTGGCGGTTATTGATAACGGCTCAATTGGTAATCCAGCACATTATTAATTTTATGAGAATTTATTATGTTGACAGAAGAAGAGAAAAAAGAAAAAAGAAGATTACATAATCAACGCTATCGTGAAGAAAATCGGGCATCAATAAATGCTAGAGTTAGAGCAAGAAAATTAAAAGAGAGGATTGGAAAGATGCCAGAAATAGATCAGCAAATAAACATCACCAAAAAAGAAATCGCTAAGTTAATTGGCGTTAAAATGTTAATGCTTGAAAAAATCCTAAAAGATAAGAAGTATTCAGCTCCAAAACATACTGAATTACATTTTGATGGCACTGTCTTGTTTAACAGATCTGAAATTATGGAGTGGATGCCTTATGTGCGTGAAGCAAGTGCTTTTATAAAAAAAGGAAAACCTATAGTGTTGTCAGGCATGTCTGCTCAAATAGTTCAGTTCATGCGTAAAAATAAAAAAGTAGAATTGTTCTGTAATGAATTAAGACGTAAACAAATGGATGGACGAATAAATAATGGCTAGGGATGTTGATTATTCGTTGATACTCCAAGTATTGCATAAAAAAGGATATAGCTTATACGACATTGGAAAAAAAACAGGTGTTGCAATAAGCACATTGTCTACAGTTAAACAGGAAACCAAAGGCGTACCTAAGCACTGGTATGACGGGTGGGAAGGAATTGCATTACAAGAATACTATCGTAAAGCATTAGGTACAAACGCTCCTTTTGTAGGAGATTACATTGAATTAGGAGAATATTGTGAAGATGAAGTATCCATTGCCAAATGAAAATGCCAGATGTTTAGGTAGCAACTGCGATAAGAAAGAGAATTGTGCAAGGTATTTATCGATTGAAATCGATACCAAAGATTATTTTTGGCATGGAGATTTTAAAAAAGAATTAAAACAACATGAATGTGATTTTTTTATAGATTTTCGAGGCAATTACTATGAGCATTGAAAGAGAGTTACTAAAGAAAGTTATATCTGGCGACAACAAAGGAGATTTCTTTGTCAGTTATGATCTATACAAAGAGATTTACGAGTTTCTTGCCCAACCTGAGCAAGAGCCTGTGGCTTGGATGTGGACTAGAAATTATGAGGGTGGTGGTTATACAAATAAGGTCTTTGAATTTCTAAATGATGCTGAAGAATATGCTAAGGATAGTAAGACCTTAA